CTGTTCGCATGGTGAAGGACGGTGGCTCGCTTTCAAAAGCCCTCGGCATCTATGATGATGTCGAGCTTGGCCTTATGGAAAACTACATCTAGGTTTTCTCTTTGGATTTGAGCGGGTGGCCTTCTGGCAAAAGATCAGTGTCAAACTTCCCCCGCTTGAACCTTCCCGTTCTCACAGCTCCCAAAAATACATTTACCCGCGCATATGCCCATTGGTCCGCAGAATTGACGCTAGGGCGCACCGAAGATGGGTTTGTATTGTAAGCCCCCACGCCTCGACGAAACACCGCCTCCAGCATCCTCTGAGTGACCCTCTTGCCCTTTTTGTCGCCATGCTTGTCGTTATGGTCTTTAACTTTTTCAGCTAAACCTTTTTTGACCGCCTCTGAGATTTTCGTTGGCGCTTTTTCCTCAAGCGGCAAATCTTCCATAAATGAAACCAACTCGTCAGCCTTATCACGCTCTTTATCTAGCTCCTTAACCTTACGTGCAGCCCAAGACTGGCCCGCGTCTCCACCCCAAAGTAACCAAGCCACCAATCCCGCGCTAGGCCATCCAGCCTCGCCCCTACGAAAGCCTTCCGCTCGCTTGTCAACTTCATGTCTGGAAAAGTAACTATGCATCCTACGGACGGTTCTGGGGCTGAGGCGCTCTTTCGATTTAAGCTGGTTTGCCCTAGCCACACCTACCTGAGTGCCGCCGCGACCATATTCTTGACGAAGTGCGAGGCCACGAGTTGCGTTTGACGCCATAGCATCGGTCGGTGTTGTGTTTACATCACTTTCAGCTTTGTCATCTTCTTCTTCGTCATGGTGAGATTTTTCCTTTTCCCGATGACGCATATCGTCTGGACTTACATAGCGATCAGGATAATTTCTTTTATCACCTAAAAGTTCTTCATATTCACCATGAGTATCGCAGGGCATGAATACAAGGGTTCCATCAACTGTATGCTGATGAGTTCCAACGCAACCTATTTCTGCGGCCCGATCCGATGCTTCGGCTCTGGTTGTAAAAGTGTCCTTGGCTACTTCAGTCTTTTTTTTTATTTCTTCTTCGCCGTAGGCTTCTTTCCCTGCTTCTTCTGGGTCTTGCCCTTCGTCTGTCGCCACTTCTGGACCACCCAGTGGGAAGAGGTTTGCCGCGATGAAGACTTCGTCGCCTCCTGTGATCGGCTCAAGGCCCAATCTTTCACGCGCTTCATTACGTGAGATAATTCCATCTCTAACTGCCGCAGTAACATTTTCATAAATCCTACGCCTCCGCTCTGTCATGGCTGGGATGGCGTCAATATCGTATGAGATAGATATGTCATCACCAAACGCTGGGGCCAGCCATTCGTTTAAATCGCTTTCAATCCTACGCGCCAAGGGAATAATGGTTTCTTCATAAAGAGCCAGTCTTGCTTCTTGAACATTCGCATAGGTTTGCGCGTCTGGGATACCAATCAACTGAGAGGGAACCCCGAAACAAAGCGCAATATCTTTCGCGGTCATGTTTGCTTGGTTCATAAAATCCATGTCTTTTGGGGACATGCCCATTTCTTTCCACTCAAAATCACCCTCAAGAAGCATGGGGCGACCCGCGTTGTTTACGCCCTTGAAGCGGTTTGCCAAATCACTCTGTAGCTGCTCGCGCTGGCTATCTGTAAGCAAAAGTCTATTTCCCGCATCATCAGCGGGTTTGAAAACTATTGCCCCTGACGGTCTGGCACCATTCGCCAAAAGAGCAATATTATGCTTTGAAACCATGTTGTTTTGGTCAATTGAAAGAGCCGCCGCCGCCAAGGGGGAAAGACCTTGATAATCGTCAAGAGGGTTCCAGAGTTTAAAATGCTTTACCTCTGCGGCTCCCGTTACTGGATCGGCGGGGTAGGTTTTCACCACTTCTTGGCCCAATTTGTATTTGTACGACTTTGGGATTGCTGTGCTGCTTGGCTCAATTTCAATTCTGTCGGGACGCAAAATGTGCAACTCTCTTGGAGCGCCGTTTACATCTGATTGCAGGGCATAAGAGTTCCCAGACAAAAGAAGGTAAGAATAAAGGCTTTGAAAATACTCAACGCCAGCTTGTAAAGGGTTTGGCCTTGCTAGCAAAGAAATCAACGGATGGGCTTCAAGCTTTATATCGCCTTGATATACGCAGAAAGGAATAGAAGCTGCGCCGTTAGCTATCTCATTCACGCAGCGATAGACGATTGCATTTTCCTTGTACCCTTCTTGAGCGAAGGTTTTAAAATTATCTTTTTTTGTTCCGCTGTATGTGGGGCCACTTATATGAACCTGTGGCGCTTCTTTGCGCTCGAAGGTTTGACCTCTGCCAAATGCAGCCGCAATATTGTCCAAGATGCCCATTAACTTATTCTCCAAACGGGTTGCCCTGTTGACCTGTTTAGCTCAGTAAGCGCCCAAACCAAAGCGTCTAATCTATCGGGGGATTTCTTTGACTGCGGAGTGTAGCTAGTCATTTGATCTTCAAGCTCCCTAAATACACCACAATGCGAAACCTTACCCTGCTCATACAGCGCCGCAATAGGCTCTGCCCTTAATATCTTACCCCTCGACGCCCTGACGGGGGTGTAGGGAACACTTCTGTCTATAGTTCTTATCACTTTTTCAACCAAATCGCCACCGTTGTTTACTTCCGCAACTATTCTATCTGCCTTCCATTCATTGAAAGCAGACACCGCTGCTTGCGCCCAAGTGTCCGGTGAGCCTCGGAGTGACCTATCATCAAGGATATAAAACCTATCATCCTGACCACGACCAGCAACCACGATGCCTGTTTCGTCACTGTTTTCGTTTCCAGTTACCGCAGGGTCAATAGCAACAACTATTCTTTTCATTTGAGGCGCATTCTGCTCATTAAGGTTAGCTTCCTCAATAATCCTGTGGTTCCAGAGCGCACCCTCTATATCATCCAAAACCTCAGCGTATAACTCTTGCCGCCCTAGCCTTGTTCCCTCATACTTTTCTTTAAGCTGCTCAAGCGCCGCCGCCGCTAGGTTTTCTTGGTTTTCAAATGTAGAACCCCGCGTAACAGCCGTTCCCTTTCTTTTAAGCAAATTTTTGATGATTTGATTTGGCTTCGGGGTTGTGGTGATCACACATTGGGGATTATCACCAAGACGCAATCCAAACATCAATTGGTCAAAAGCTTCTGGGTATACCCAAGCTGCAATCTCGTCGCACCAAGCGCGATGAAACTGAGGCCCACGCAATCGCTCTGGTTCCGCTGCAGAAAAACCTTGAATTATAGAGCCATTAAAAAGCCTGATTTCTTGGGCGCTACTGTTATAACCTTGACCCCTTCCCGCCAAGAGGCATTCCCTCGGAAGAAAGGAAAGGATACCACTCTCACCCCCAAAGGCTACTCGCTTCAAATCACCAAATGTCGGCACGACTACCGCCACCCTCACATTAGGGTTTTTGAGCGCATATAAGGCCGCGTCAGTGCCTCCTGTTCTTGTCTTGCCCCAACCGCGCCCAGCTAAGATTAACCAGACTGCCCAGTCTCCTTTGGGGGTGAGCTGGCTGTCCCGCGCCGTATCAAGCCAATCACTGTATAGTGACGTTAGCCCCTTGTGACTTTGACGCGGCAAGCTCGTCCAGTTCTTCAATAATTCTTGAGAGACTTGCGGGGATGTGTTCATCAGTTGTTACTTTCGTTATCTCAGCCGCCTCACCAAGCGCCAGCTTCCCCATCTTTTGGGCTTTCAATCCCGCTTCGGTTAAATCTTTCATTTCTGTAAGAGATAAAATTAATTCTTGGATTTCGTTTTCCTCTGCCTCAAGTGTTGTTCTTACCTTGCGACCTAAGGAACTCAAAACACCTTGAGCTATAAATAAAGCCTTACTATCAAGCCTCTCGCCTTGCTTTGCAAACTTCTCAGCCCTGACCCTGTTTCGCTCAGAATTGAACACAGCTTGCCACTGGTTTCTTTGTTGCTGCCAGTCTTGGCTTACAGATTTACGGTAAAGCGTTGCCCTCGAGACATTGTGAGACTTACAAAGTGCATCAACCGTTGGATATGACCTGACCCCATCGGCGTCCTCAATACCCTCAACATATTCGAGCCTAAGCTGCTCAAGTTTTTGATCTGTAATTTTTTCCGTCATATTGCTTACCGTTATCAGTTTTTCCCAATCACTGTCTCAATATAGCGATTATAGCAAAAAATACTAGCCTTTGGTCTTGGAGCTTAAATAAGCTTGTTTCCATTTTATTTTGAGCGCCGCCTTTTCCTTACCCGCCCAAGGCCCACTCGTTTGAACTTTCTTGTAAACCTGTACAAATTTTGGAAACTTTTCCGCTAGGATTTCCTGCCCACGATTGTGGAGCTCAATCGTTCTGTAAGTTTCACACCCACCTTTGGCATTGGTTGCGCTTGGGTTCACTCTGTAGTGATTAAACACAACATTCTGGAAGCCGCGAGTAAGTAGCTGCAAATTGACATAGAAATCTTCCGGCATCAGTTCGTATTGCTCACCCCAATCTATTTTTGATGGGTCGAACCTCTCACCGTAAAACACGTTGGTATACATTCTTGTGTTGAAGCTGAGCGGTTTAGGGTTCGGTGGCGTGTTGTGGGTCGAAAGGGAGCCGTGAATATACCCACCGTCTAGAACTTTATTTATTTGTTCAAACAAGGTTTGCCAGTTTTTAGGCTGCATCTTCTGGGCTTTAAGCTCCGCATCCATCCTAACAAATTTTAAGTCATCATCTAAAACCCAATGGCGCTTTCCCGCATAGTGCTTCGCAATAATTTTTCGCGTCAGCGCGATGCCCTTTGTTTTCGGTGGCAAGCACTGAACTTGAACGTCTGGGTGCTTTTTCTTTGCTTCATCAAACTCGTGTCCCTGAACCCAGAGGCAAATAAAATTCCAATAATCTTCTGGTATTTGCTTATATGTGACTTGCCGATCTAATCTGCCTAGAGTTGGTATCGCAATTTGTATCATTAAGCGTTCAAACCCTTTAAATCTTCCCTTGTTTTAATAATATCAAGCTCCTCACTAGCGGTTCCGCACTTGCCCATATGCTCCCGATAATAACAAACCACTGAGACGCGCTCGTAGGGCCGTGTGGCGCGTATTTCTGTATTTGCGTGCCATTCATGCACGTTAAAAAAACAGACGTCTGTGTTCCTTACATCGAAGCCAAGGCGGTATCTGGGCAAGCAAGTGAAGCCACCGTCGAACTTTCCAGTTTGCAGCACAGCAATATTACCTAATCCACCCTTAAAATCACCCGCATCGCAATGTATCGCAGTCCGAAAATTTTTATTGACCGTGACGGTGGTGAAAACCGTATCTCCAATTAAGAAGTCTTTGTTGGTTTTATCCGCTTCCCCCTTTTGAGCCTCCCAACGCTCTGGACACGCTTCCCTAAACAGATCGGATATTTTCTTTATGTATGGGTATGCGCCTTGAAACTGAGAAAAGTTCTTTTCAGTCCACGCTGTTTGGCGGCAAAAAGGATGCCGTAGGGTTCTATCAAAGTAACCTATGATGCCTGAGTTTACATTTTTTGCACGTGTCTGCTTTGAGAGAGTGCCATCCTCTCGAACAACCTTAAATCTTTTTTGCTTACCTTTGAGCTTTGTCATCTGAGAATGCTTGCGAAGCGTGGGGTCATCTTTGATTTCAAACTCGCCAGCGGCATCACCCCTGTTATTAGTTTGCTGCGCCGCGCCTCTAAGGTTTATGTAAGCGGACTTGCATAGAGAATTTGGGATGACGTTTTTTCTAAACATAAAAAGAGGATTGCCATCGGCGTCATAAGCATCACAATCATAATCAATGATATGATCTATTTCGCTATCATCTATGAAGGTTCCAGCACGTTCAGCCCAGTCCTCAAAAGAACCGTGCGCTTTAGCTTCAAATATTTTTATACCCATCTTCTACGACCTTAAAAATTGTATCGCTCAAGTTTTCTGTACCGAAACGTTCTTGTAGTTTTTCTGCCATTTCTCTGAAAACTGGCTCTGTTTCTGTATTTAGATATATTAGCACCATTTTGACATGAGCGGAATTTATTTCACCAAGCAAATTTTCTTCGCTCGCTTCACTTTCTTCATTTTCAAACTCATCATCGTCATCCCACTCTAGAAAATCTTCTGAAAAGCCCGCAATATCTTCCAATGAAAAGGAGGTCGAGGTTAAATCTGCGTCGAGTTCCATCAACCTTGCAAACTCTTTCTGCAAAAGATCTTTATCCCATTCAGAATATTCAGCAGTTTTGTTATCCGCTATGCGGTAAGCCGCCTTTTGCGCGTCTGTCAGGCCATCAGCAACAACAACGGGGGCAACTTCGTAGTTAAGGGAAATCGCAGCTGCCAGCCTC